TTAGGGTAGCTCTAAAGAGCTATGATTGTGGCAATTAAGTCACTGTAGACTAGTTAGTCTACTGTGACATATCAGCAACACTGTGACTATAAAGTTCTGTAGAGAACTATATAGTCAATCCAGAGACCCCACCGCAGCTACGTGGCCCGTGTGCATATATATATACTACCCCCCCAATAAATTCTACAAAAAACAAGGCCTCTATAATATATAAAATTATAGAGGCCTCTATCGTCGTAACCATTATTCATACTTGTGGAGCGTAAAGTTAAAAATACACTCCGCAAACTAATTAGAAGAGTTTAGCCACTCCATAAAAAAATAGACCGCACCGGTAGTGACTGGGGAGTATACTAAGATTTTAACGGCGAGACCTATATAGACAACATAGGTTATATAGTATCTATATAGGAATACTATTGAGTATATAAAGTTATCTATTAAGATAACACTACTACCACTATTATCAACTAATCTATATAGGTAAACATATAAGACCTATGTAGTCTATATAACCTAGTATGACTATAGAGACTATAGATACTTAAAGGTCTATTTAGTCTACTTAGTCTAGGTATCTATTTAGGGCTAATATGTTCGCACAATATCATGGATCATTCAATCATACAAACTATTTAATAATAATAATTATAATAATAATACTTGATTATGGTCTACCCCTATGATAGGGTATAATTATCAAAGATAAGTAATAGAGGTGAATGGAGACAATCATATTATGAAAACCTTAACAGATGAGCTACCAGACCTAGACACTATCCTTGATGATTATAAGTATCAATCAAACTTACAATCCTACAAAGACTTTATATCTTCAAAGGCTGAGACAACTCCTATCTACTTTGATAAAGAAGACCTACATCCAGAAACAGCTGCAGTTATAGTCTCAAATACTATAGCGGAGTTTATCAATGTATTGAATATGGTCCCCCAGATGCAGGGCAGGACCACAAGAGATGACTATCTAAGAAATACATATCAATCAAGTATAAATCAAATGATTGCCTTTAGGGAGTTATTAGTAGACGCTGCCTACGACACCCCTAATGAAATGGAAGAACTAATAAATGATCGACAACACAGACACCGGATCAAGTTCTTTTCTGACAAAGAATCCGAAGACTAACATGTTAGACTGCCTAGCTTTGAGGAATGCCTTAAAGCCTAGAGTAGACCTAGCCGCACAAGAGTGCTTCCTATCATTTGTCAGAAAAGAAGCTCCCAAGATAATTCCTGAGTTTGTCATGGGTAGGCATATTGAACTACTATGCGACAAGCTCCAAGCAGTAGTGGAGGGTGAATGTAAACGATTGATGGTCTTCCTACCACCCCGATCAACCAAGTCAGTCATCTGTTCCATGCTATTCCCTGCATGGTATATGGGTCATAATCCAGCACATGAAATAATGGCCCTGTCCCACTCAGACCAACTAGCGTCAGACTTCGGCAGATCAGTCAGGGACATTGTCAACGATGAAGACTTCCAAGAAATGTTTAATGGTGTACAGCTAAGGGCAGACGTTAAAGCTGCCGGTAAATGGATGACAAGTAAAGGAGGTAAATACTACGCAGCCGGTGTCAGGTCTAAGTTGGCAGGTCGTGGCGCTCACGTAGCCATACTTGATGATGTAATGTCGGAGGATGATAGCTTCTCAGAAGCCGGTAGACGTTACATAAAAGAATGGTATCCTTCAGGCTTAAGGACCCGTGTGATGCCCAATGGTGCCATCATAATAATAAATACTAGGTATCACTATGATGACATCTGTGGATGGCTATTGAAGCAGGAGTCGGACAATGACATGACCAATAAGTGGGAGGTTATAAAGATACCTGCATGGTTAGATGAAGACGCTGCAGAACTACTGAACATGGATGTGGGTTCATCATACTTTCCAGAGTGGAAGTCAGATGAGATGTTAAGGATAGATGAAGAAGAAATAAAAGCTGCCAACGGTAGTCGTTACTGGAATGCCCTATACATGCAGGACCCACAGCCGGATGAGGGTGGTATCATTAAGAAGAAGTGGTTCCAGTGGTGGGATGAAGAAGACCCTCCACAGTGTGAGTTTATACTACAAACATATGATACAGCTTTCAGTACTTCAAAGACTGCAGATTATTCAGTGATACAGACATGGGGTATCTTTGGGCAGATGGGTCAGGACTCTGAAGGATCAGAAGCCTATGTATCCAACATGATCCTCCTCAGCAATGTAAAGGATAGATTTGAATATCCAGAGCTAAGGAGAAAAGCTCAAGAGATGCATGACATGTACAGACCAGACATCTGTATAATAGAGAAGAAGGCATCAGGACAATCACTGCTGCAGGACCTGAGGAGGGCTGGTCTGCCAGTATTAGACTATCTCCCCGACAGGGATAAAGTAAGTAGGGTCTACGCTTCAACACCCCTTATGGAGTCTGGTAGGGTCTGGATACCAAGCAATAAAGACTGGGCTGTTGATCTGTATGAAGAAGCCATCACATTCCCCAATGCTGCACATGATGACCAAGTTGATTGTATGACTATGGCTATACAATATATGAGGGATTCATGGAACATTCTACACCCTGAAGACCCCAATTATGACCCTATAGACTCCCCAAGGGCTAGGAAGAGGTCCTACTGGAAAGTATAATAGTTTAAAACATTTGCATTAATACTGATTAGACTATATACTCAGCCATATTAATAAACCAACAACACTCTAATTATATACATAGATATATTAATTACATTGGATATGAATCAAACATGGCTATAGCTAAAAACCCAAACGAACCAACCAATATTGATGAGCCTATGATTGATCCGTCTGAGATGGATTTAGAATCTCCCATGTCTACATTAGTATTTGATGATGATGGTAATGTAATTATTGACCTTGAAGGTAATGGGGAGTCTGAGATACCAGACTTTGATCCCAAGTCCACTGATGGTTTCTATGAGAACCTAGTAGATAAGATGGATGAGGAAGACCTACAGATCATATCCACTCAGGTAATCAATGCCTACGAGTCTGACAAGTCCTCCAGAGAAGAGTGGGAACAGATGTTTGATAAAGGCTTTGACCTACTAGGGTTGAAGATTGAAGAAACATCAGAGCCATTTGAAGGTGCCTGTACTGCAGTTCATCCATTACTGATTGAGTCTGCAGTTAAGTTCCAATCTAAAGCCATCCAAGAGTTACTACCTGCTTCAGGTCCAGTCAAGACAAAGGTGGTCGGTAAACAAACTGAAGGTAAACTAAATCAGGCAAACCGTATCAAGAACCACATGAACTACCAGATCACTGATGAGATGCCTGAGTACTTTGATGAACAGGAACGGATGTTATTCCACCTACCATTATTTGGGTCGGCATTCAAGAAGGTCTACCATGATGTGGGGCTGGGTGTAAACGTTTCAGAGTTTGTACCTATTAACCAGTTCTACATATCAAACTTTGCTACATCACTACAGAAAGCTGCCAGATACACACAGGTCATCTATAGGTCCCCTATTGAGATGGAACGTGAAGTAGTGTCAGGAATGTATAGGGACGTAGACTTAGGAGATGCTGCAGAGCCAAACTTGGCTGGTATGGCTATAAAGATGAATGAGGTCATGGGTGTCTCTCCTCAGGCTGAGTATGATCCACAGTTTACATTACTGGAGCAACACACATACCTTGACATAGAAGTTGATGAAGATGATACCGAGTTGACACTCCCCTACATTGTTACCCTAGACTTAGACAGTGGGACTATCTTAGCTATTCGACGTAACTATAACTTGGATGACCCACGTAGAATAAAGAAAGACTTCTTTGTCCACTATAAGTTTGTCCCCGGTTTTGGATTCTATGGTCTGGGACTTATGCATTTCTTGGGCAACCTAACAATGACAGCTACCTCAGCCCTACGTGCCTTAGTGGATGCTGGTCAGTTTGCAACTCTACCTGCAGGTTTCAAAGCTAAGGGTGTCCGTATCACCGGAGACAATGATCCTATAGCCCCCGGTGAGTTTAAAGAAGTAGAGGCAACCGGTATGGACTTAACCAAGTCTATCGTACCACTCCCCTACAAAGAACCATCCCAGACCCTTTTCCAGATGCTACAGTTTGTATCCGGTGTCGGAGAGAAGTTTGCAGACTCTACAGAGAAGGTTATCTCAGACGGTAGTAATAAGGGTCCAGTAGGTACTACGATGGCCCTACTAGAAGCATCAGGTAAGTTCTTCTCAGCGGTACATAAAAGATTACATAAAGCCCAAAAAGAAGAACTTAAGATTCTTGCCAGATTAAACTACGAGTTCCTCCCTGATGAGTACCCATATGAGCTTAATGATTATGATAACAAAGCCCTAAAGTCTGACTATGATGGTAGAATTGATATCATCCCAGTATCTGATCCCAATGTTCCGTCCAATGCACATAGGATGATGATGAACCAGATGGCTATGCAAATGGCCCAGACCTCCCCTGCCGGTATGTTCGACATGGAGGAATTAAATAAGACAATCCTTCAGTCGGCAAACATGCCCAACCTAGATAGGATTATGCCTAAGAAGCCTGACCCTCAACCTATGGACCCAGTATCAGACTTGATGGCTGCAGTTAAAGGTATGCCTATCAAGGCTTTTGCAGGGCAGCAACATGATGCACACATACAGGTTAAGATGGCATACCTACAAGACCCAGCCAATGGTGCCTCACCTATCATGCAGAGGGTAGTCCCCCTAATCACTGCAAATATCCAAGAACACAGTATCATGAAGTATCAGGAACAAATGAATGGTATGACTCAGGAGATAACCAAAGGTGCGGATGGTCAAGACCCTAAGGTATTACAGATGGCTATGACGCAGGCAGCTACACAGGTTATGGAAGCCAATAAAGCTGCAGCTGAAGGCCCAAGTTCACCTGAAGAACAAATGGTTAAGCTGGAAGAACAAAGATTAATCATTGATGATAAGCGTGTCGAAGGGACATTGGCTAAAGAGTTGAGTGAGTCCCAGATTGCCAATCGTAAGATTGACCTAGATGAAAAAGAACTTGCACTCAAAGCCTACGAAAAGGGTGCCACTGCATTAACCCAGATCGAAGAAAAGACCAAAGATCGTAGTCTAGCTTTACAGAAGGAAGCAATCAAAGCTATGACTGATCTAATCAAACAAGACAAGTCTTTCACTCAAGAAGAACGTATGAAGGTCGGTGATGTTATAGGTAAGCTCCTAGTGGACGATAATAAAACTAAAAAGTCCTAGCATATGAAATAGTCCTTGTGTATAACTAACATTATGACTATATATAAAGAGATCAATTATCTTATCCAGCAAGACATTGATACCCATGTTGATTCGTTGAGTAGAGGTGCAGCCACCAACTATGCAGAGTACCAGTTTATGGTAGGTAAAGTTGAAGGTATGTACCAGACTCAATCCCTCATCAAGGATATCTTAACTAAAAACCTAGATGAAATAGATAAGGAAGATTTTTAATATGCAAATGCCGATAGCCGGAGCGTTAAAAAACGACGAATGGATTGAAGATGCTGATAAGCCTGATCCTAAAAAGTTACCAAAACTAAATGGATACCATATCCTAGTGAGACCTGTCTCAGTAAAAGCTAAGACAAAGAGTGGTATCATCCTGCCTGACTCAACCCGTGATGACATGGCCTACCTAACAACAGTTGGTCGGGTCCTCTCTCTGGGTGATACGGCCTACCAAGATAAAGAAAAGTTCCCCAATGGGCCATGGTGTAAAGTTGGAGATACCATCTCATACCATAAACATGTAGGTACAAAAATGATCTATAAGGGTGTTAAACTCCTATTGATCTATGATGATCAGGCAGTAATGACACTGGATGATGCAGCAGACCTAGACCCAACATATAATCTATCAAACTAAGCTTATTTGCATAGCCCCTTAGATGTATGTTATACAATAAACTATAGGTGAATATTAATACCGATTGGTTCACCGCCAACGTAGGAGAATAAATATGGCTGAAGTTCAGCTTGACATTGAGATAGAAGATGATAAAGAAGAATGGTCGAAAGTAGACCCAAGGGAATCAAAAGAAGAAACTCCAAAAGTAGAGTTTGAAATCGAAAGTGACCCTAAAGAGTCTTCAAAGACTAATCAAGAATCTGTTACACCCCCAAAAGAACTTGACGGCATAGAAACAAAAGGTGCCCAAAAGCGAATCCGACAACTGATTAAACAACGTAAAGATCGGGATGACCAATTAGTCAATCGTGAAACCCGTATCAGAGAGTTGGAAGATGCTATAAAAAAACAGACTATTGAATATACTAAAACTCAAAAAGCTAATATGGATGCATCAGGTAAAGCTGTTGCAGATCGTATAACACAGGCACAACATAGTTATAAAGCTGCTTTAGAATCTGAAGACACTGATGCTATTGTTCAAGCCCAAACCAATCTATCCCAATCTCAAGCTGAGATGATGCTTATTAAGCAGAGTCAAGAAGCCTATAAAGAGTTTGAGGAAGCCGAAGAACCTAAAGAAACTATCCAAGCACCACAAGCTGAACAGTCAAACTATGACCCTAAAGCTGTAGCATGGACTGAAGATAATACATGGTTCGGTGAAGACAAAGTCTTAACAGCCGCTGCATTACATATAGATGCACAATTAAAGGCTGAAGGTTTTGATCCATCAGATGATGAGTTCTATGATGAGGTCGATCAGCGACTACGAGAGAACTTCCCTAAGAAGTTTGACGTAGCCCAAGAAGAACAAGTTGAAGACTTGGTTGAAGAAACTCAGGAGCTTAAGCCTAAAGCTAAAGTTCCTCAGATGGTTGCAGGGGGATCGCGTACAACTGCACCAACACTGTCTGGCGGGAAGTCCAACAAAGTTAAGTTGACCCGTGAAGATGTAGCAATGGCCCAAAAGTGGGATATACCATTGGACAGGTTTGCAGCCAGTAAGTTAGAAGCTGAAGCTGCAGATGGTGAATATTCAACAATCAACATTAATCGCGGAGGTAAATAATATGTCACGGTTCCCAGAAGTTAATACACGTAGTTCCAATGAACGAGATCAGAATACCAGACAGGAAGAATACACGTTTGAAGAACCAGACTTCCTAGAAATCCCCGAAGAAGTTCGGGACCGGTTTAGTTCTCAAGGTATGTCACTCAGATGGATTAGAATGACCCTTAAAGGTCAGGATGATATCTCTAATCTAGGTAAGCGCCTCCATGAAGGTTGGTCGTTTGTACAGTCTGAAGAAGCACCAGAAATGGAATATAACTCTTTCGTGAAGGAGTCAGGTCGCCACACAGGAACGGTATGCCGGGGAGATTTAGGTCTCGCAAAGATACCGACAGGAAAAGCTGTGGCACGGAAAGAATACTATGAGAATAAAAGTCGAGAGATGATTGACGCAGTTCACTCACAGCTTGACCAAGCAAATGATTCTCGTATGCCAATTTCCAACCGATCCCGTAGTCAAGTTACGAAAGGACGAACACCTTCTTTTAATTAATTAGGAAACCCTAGTTACCCTTGACATTTTTATCCAATCAATCCACTTAGGAGAATACAATATGAGTACTGTTAAAGCACTCGACGGTCTTCGTCCATACCGTAAGCGTGGGGCAGGTGCCAATACTTCAGGTACTAACGTCTACTCTATCGCTTCCGGCTATAATGCGAATATCTTTTCCGGCGACCTAGTTAAAACCACTCTTGGTAATATTAACGTCTATGCAGCTACCACTGAAAAAGTACTTGGTGTCTTTGCAGGCGCTAAGTATGATGTCAATGGCACACCTACATGGTCTAAGTACTGGCCTGCTGGAACGTCAGCAAGTAATATCGAAGCCTACATCTATGATGATGAGCGGCAGACGTATGCTATCAACTCTGATGCCCCAGTAACTGCTGCAGACTTAAATACTTGGGCAATGGCTGTTACGCTTGGTGCCGGTTCAACAGTAACTGGTCGTTCAGGCTTCGGCATTGAACCATCAACTAGAGCCTCGACAGGTGCATTAGTGCCTATCGCAATCATTAAAGAACCCGGTAACACCATCGGTGACGCATTCACAAAGGTTGAAGTTCGTTTACTCACCCATGCTGATGCATACGTCACTGTTGCCTTATCAGCTACTTAATAGGAAAGGAAATTAAAAAATGGCTATTAATCGTTCAGCGATAAGTAAGCAGTTACTGCCGGGACTTAATGAAGTCTTCGGTATGGAATATGGTGAAGTTGCAGATGAGCATAAAGTTCTATTTGAAACTGAGTCCTCAGATCGTGCCTTTGAAGAAGAAGTACTCTTCACAGGTTTCGGAACCGCTCCAACTAAGGATGAAGGTTCTTCCGTATCCTATGATGAAGCACAGGAAGGCTACACGGCTCGTTACACTATGGAAACGATTGCCCTAGCTTTTGCTATCACCGAAGAAGCTATGGAAGACAATCTTTATGATTCGTTTGCCAAGCTTCGTGCTAAAGCTCTGGCCCGTGCCATGAGTAATACAAAGCAAGTCAAGGCAGCTGATGTGTACAACAATGCATTCTCAGCATCCTACCTTGGTGGTGATGGTGTAGCAATGATCAGTAGTGCTCACCCGACTTTGTCAGGTAATCAGAGCAACCTAATCGGTGCTACTGACCTATCTGAGGCTGCATTGGAAACTGCATCTATTGCAATCTCCAAGACTAAGGATGAGCGTAACATCCTAATTGGTGCAAGCGCCAAGTCTCTACACATCCCTAGTGATCTAGGATTCACTGCTGAGCAAATCCTTCGCAGCCCCGGTACAACTACTGCCGGTAACGTTGCTTCTACAGGATTTGCACAGAACAACATCAACGCTATCATGAGCATGGGCACTGTTCCCGGTGGAGCTTTCGTTAATCGTCGCTTCTCCGATACCAATGCTTGGTTCTTAAAGACGGATCAGTCTAATGGTACTAAGATGTTTGACCGTGTTGGTCTACAGACTAAGATGGAGCCTGATTTCGATACCGGCAACATCCGCTATAAGTGTCGTGAGCGTTATGCTTTCGGTTGGTCAGACTGGCGGCAGTGGTTTGGTGCTTCTGGATCAAGTTGATCTGGGTAGCCTAAAACACTAACTAATAATATTAAGGCCTACTAGCTATTAAGCTGGTAGGCCTTTTTATTTGCGTATAGTATGTATAGCCATTATACTCCTAAATATCAAAGATATAACGTATTGACCTTGGGGAATAAATAATATGGCTACCAATATTCGTTCAGCTTACCTAGACGGCAGCGGAGTTTTAGTTGATGCTACCACCAGTGTAGTTGTTCAAGACACACGTATTAGATCAATCTATGCTACAGGTGTTGGTAAGTTTACCATTAATGGGACATCCACTACACCATTGGGTAACATTGCAGGTAACATCTTTATGTTTACTGTGGCTACCGCATCCGATCATGCATATATTAACTTTGCAGACTTTGGATTAAAGGTTGATGGGTTAGTATCAATAGCTGCACCTACCTCTGCATCGACGATAACAGTAACCTACGGCTAAAGTATAGGGGACTACGTACATGGCAAGTTATTCAGAGTTAGTTACAGAGTTGATCAGGGTCAATGAGAATGACGGTGATGAATTCCTAGCATACATTCCCAGTATGATTAATCGGGCTGAAGAAAAACTAACTAAGGACTTAGATGATACAGGTCTGGTAACCTATACATCTGTAGCAGTGTCCAATAGTAATAGCAATATAACCCTACCATTGGGTACACGTATTATTAAAAACTTTTTCATAAATAATGCTGGGACTAAGATAAATATGTTGATGAGGACCAG